TAAATAGATTGATTAAAATATTAAGAACAAGGAGTTTTTTAAAAAAGAACATATTATTAGTTCTATTTTTATTAATGTTTGTATTGTTAGGGTGTAAAGCTATTGAGTTTGATCCTAAAACAAGTTTATTTAAACATATCTTGACGAAAAAGGATTAGTTTTTAATTCGCTTTTATATTCTTTCTTATTTGTAGCTTTAGTTCTATTAGAAATAAAATCATATTCATCAAAATGAATTCCATGATAATGTGATCCTTTCCTTTTAATTTGCCTATTCATAGCTTCTATTCTTTTATCTTTCCATGATTTTAATGACATTGATTACAACACCCCACTAATTTTATATTTTCTTCTAACAATGCTTTTTGACTACCCCATTTTTTTGTAAAATCTTTAGGGCTATAATGATAACTTTCTTTACTATGCCTATGGTGAGTTGGGCATAATCCAATCACTTCATAATTACTTGCCTTTTTTCCCATTTTACTTTTACCTTTTTCTTTAATGTGGTGTAGTTCACAAGGTGATTTAGGAAAGCCCATTTTATGACATATAAGACACCCAAATTCTGCAATAGAGTTCATGTGAGATTTTTCGTGTTTTGATACCATTATAAAACCACCACCAACATATATAAAGATAGTAAAATCATAAAAGTTAAAAATGTAAATATATATATAAAAACTTTATTCATTAAACTAAACACCTAAATAATAACTTTTTTAATTTAGGGTTATTAATTAAAACAATAGCAAATTGTTCTGTTAATAATGCTGTTTTTTCTTCCCCAATTAAATTAATATTCGTTTCATTAAGATAACATATTACATGCCAAATTTCATGGAATAATATTTTCCCTAACATTTTTTTTGAAAGTTTAGGGTTAATATGTAGGGTTAATTTACTAGGATCAAATATACCAAAACAATCTTCGTACTTTTCCCATATTATTTTAATAGTTTTTCTTTTATATTTGATACTACTTATTCCCATATTTCTTATATTCCTTCATTTGACTTATTGTTTTTGTTTTCCATGCTTCAAAGTTCATATCAACTAATTTTTTTTCCCAATTTAATTTACTTTCATTTTCAATGGCAATAGCCAATGCTTTAATATGATTTTGATATTTAGGATCAGCCCTAGCTTCTCTTTCTTGTGCGTTCACACTTTCCAACTTTCCTGTATTAGATGAAATCATGTGGTCTTTCATTAAAGTTGCTAATAGTATTTTTCTATTATTATCTAATAAAGATAATTGCCCTTTAGCTTTAGCATGATCTTCACCTAGTTTTCTTAATTCTTCCATTTTTTGTTCTAGTACATCTTCACTCATATATTTAACTCCCTTACATTTTGAGATTTAGCCCTACGAATATTACAATGTTGTATAAAATTCATTACATCTTTTCCTGTGGCTATCGGAAAAACTTTTTTACTATGTGGAAAATGTCCATACTTTCTTTTATATGTCCAACTCGCCCATCCAGATTTAAAACCTTTTTGCTTTCCATAAAAAACTAATTGAGCATAAAAACTTTCTTTATCTTTTGTGTTATCTCTAATTTTTGGAAGTTCAACTAATCTACCTTCTGCAATTAAAACAATTCTTTCTTTTTTAGTAGGTATATGAGAACAAGTTGGACAGCTTGGATCATCTTTTGTAGCTTTATAAACTGTGGAGCATTGAGTACAAGTCATGGGTTGCTTTTCAACTTTTTCTTTTGTAATTTTTTCTTTTTCTTTTCTCGTTGTTGATGTTAAAGACCAATTCCCAGCATCTTCAGGAAACCCGTGATTATAAACACAACCTGCGTGGTCAATTATTAGTGTGTCAACTTTTTTGGGATAAGGTCTTAAAGTTCTTCCAATCATTTGAATATACATTGGATAAGATTTAGTTGGTCTTGCTATAATTACACAAGATACTTTAGGTTGATCCCATCCTTCAGTTAAGACCATGCAATTAGATAAAACTTTAATTTCACCTTTATCTAATCTGTTTAAAACTTTTTCCCTATCTATCTCTTTCATTTCCCCATCAATATGTCCTGCTGGTATTCCATTATGATTAAAAATATTACAAATATATTTACTATGTTTTATTGAAGTAGCAAAAACGATTGTCGGTCTATCTTCCCCAAATTTCATCCAATGACTTACTAAATCCCCTACAAGTTTTGGTGTATTCATTTTTTGCTCTAATTGTTGTTTATCATAGTCGCCCATTACCAATCTAATTTTTTGAAGATCGGGAATACTTGGTGCTACAATTTTATTTTTAACAAGATAACCTTGTTGAGTTAAATCTTTTATATTTCCAGCTTCAACTAATTCCTCGTAAATATCTCCTAATCCTTTTCCATCTGATCTTATAGGGGTTGCAGTTAAACCTATAAAAAAGGCATTTGGATATTCTGCTATTAATTTTTTGAAAGAATTACTTACTGATCTATGGGCTTCGTCTAAAAAAATAACATCTGCATGGGGCTTTATAAAGGTATCTCTATCTTTTCGTGCTGTATATGTCTGAATACTCCCTACTTGTGCGTCTGCCATCATATTTGGGCTTTTATTAGCCATAATTACACCATGACTAACTTCCCAATCAGTTAATTTTCTTGAACATTGCATAACTAATTCCCTTCTATGTGCTATAAACAAACTAAACTTACTATTAGCTTTTGTATTTTTAATCATAGAACAAGCAATAACTGTTTTTCCACTACCTGTGGGGCTTACAAGCAATATTCTTTTCTTACCTCTAGCAAAATGAAATCTTAAATCTTCAATTGCTTTAAGTTGATAATCCCTTAATTTTTGCATTATATCTTTTCCATATATCGTTGACTTGAAACATTACTTCGTTTTCATTTTCTGGTGGTGAACATCCTCTTGCGAATAACATTGCTTCATTTTTCATGTAATCATAACTTTCACCTCTTAATCTAATTGCGATTAAAATTTTAACTAATTGCCCATGTCTATCTCCTTCGCTAGTTCCATATCTTAAAGTTCCTGTATATTTCCCTTGATACAAATTTGGTTTATAATCTATTACTTTTCTTTGTGGTCTTTTTAAGTTGTAATATTTTTTAATATTTTCAATAGTATAAGGGGTTTCTCCGTGCATTACAGAAACTTTAACAGGGTACTTTTCATGCTTGTTGTGAAAAAATCCAGCTACTCTCATAACTCTAGGTAAATCTTTAACTTTAGGATCGGAATTAAATCTTGTTGCCAATGCTTGTTGATATAAACTAAAACTTTCTAACGGACAATCTTTGACTAACCAATAACAATGAAACTTATTAGGGCTAGTCTTAACAACTATATTAGGTAATAAACCTAGTTCTTGAAAATTAGGCATTGGCGATCCATCAAGATCAATAAATAATGCTCTTACTTTCTCAATATGTTTTGTTGATCTTCCTTCCCCATTAGTTTGATTGACACAAAAAAATACACCAGCACCTTTTTTATTTAGTCGCCATAGTGTTGTGAAATGTTGTTTAAGAGTTCCATGTAATTGTTTGATTAATTTTTTATTTACTCCCTTATCATCAAAAGTTTGGAAAGTATGTTGCTCACCAAAATATTCCATGAAACTATGATAGTGAGTAAATTCCGAATACTCTACTTTCACATTAACCCTTTTGATCTTAATTCTTTTACTTTATCTAAATCCTGTATTTGTTTTGATAATTTTTTATTATCATCCCTTAATTCCCCATTAATTTTTTGATGGTGTTTATCTATTGTTTTAAGGTCAAGTATTCTTTTATCTTTTTGTAAAAGTTCAACTTGTACATCTTCTCTAATCATTGGAATTTCTTTTTTTAATCTTTCTACTTCTTCTTTTAATGCTTTCATTTCTGGAGAGTTATTTCCTATCCCTTTAATAATAGATAATTCCCCTTCAGCAATCCGTCTTTTTTCTTTCTCCTCTCGCCACATACCTAATAGTTTATTATATTCTTCACTCACACCTTGCTCCTATAAATAAATAACCTTCTTTAGTGTACCATCCTTGCAATGTCTTATCCCCATTAACTTCTTCTTTGTATGTTGCCATATTAGTTCTAATATCATTAGCCATATCACCACAAAAAACATATTTATCATTATTAAAAGGGTAAGTAATTTTTGTTAAATCACAAGTCGTACAAGCCAAGATAAATATTACAATCTTTGTCATTTAATTGGGCATAAATTTCTGATAAATTTTATTAGATAATTTTGATTTATTGATTGATTGACAATAACCAACAATCATCCCAACATCATAAAATAAATCTTTTTCTTCTATCTGCTCAAAGTCTTTTTTTATACCCCAATATAAATTTGCTATTAATTTTCTTATTCCTTTAATTTCGTTCATTTATCATCCTCTTTTAAACTTTCTGAAGACCATCTTTTTAATGCACCTAGTTTTCCAGCTTTTGATCTCAACTTCCTATTCTTCTCTTGTTCTTTTCGTTCTTCTTCAGCTTGAAGACAAATAAGATAATAACAATCATCTTTATCTTTTTTTTCTTTAGTGAATAGGTGTTCTATTTTAGGGAATATTGCTTTAATCTTTTCTAATCTACATCCACACATTTTAGACAAAATTTCCCAATCATATTTAAGTCTAAATCCTCGCCAACAATGGCAATACAATAATATATATGCCCCTTGTTCTTCTAAAGATAACTTCATCCTATTTGGATCGCTGATCCAATCATTAGCATAAAATTGAAATGCTGGGCTTTGTTCGTCTTGGGTAGATTTTCTCATATTAAGTTAGGTTAACTTATACCAAATCACTATCACTTGTCAAACACTATCTTGGGTGTAGGTGTAGTTGTAGTAGCAGTTGAAGGTGCAGTTGAAGGGGATGGTTTTGCCATTAGCAAAATGATGGCAAATTTTAGTAATGCTATGGCAATGCTATAATGGGGCGACAAGGGAGGGTGCTAAAATGATTCGTATTACCACTAAAAAAGTCGCCCCACTATTGACCTACCTTGTAGGATCAATTTGTAAGTCTGGTCTTATGTATTCTATATCAAAATCTCCAAGTTTTGCAATCTGATATGCTCTAAATGGGGGTATTACTTTCCATTTAGATACGGCAGGATGTGATATATGCAACATTTTTGAGAGTTTCTTACCCCCATATGTATTTACTACCTCCTTTTTTCGTTGTTTAGCGATTTCAAAATTAGATTTTTTCATACAATATTATCTGCGTCATTTACTTGTTTAAGTCCTATTAAATATTTTGCTCTTTCATTGGTTTGTATTCCTTTATCAGTCATTTTTAATATAGCATCAGCTTTATTTGCATGATCGGGTACAACTGAAGACCTATCAATATTCAATATTTCCTTGTCTATTCGCTTACCTTTAGCATTTAGTTCATCAATTATTTCATTTAGAATACTTGCCATAATTTTATATACAAGAGGTAATAAGGGATGTTTAGGTTCGTATGATTAAACAAACATCAATGTGCATATGCTTACCTAACCTTACTACCTCTATACCCCATTTCTACTAAAATAATTAACATTAGTCAATAAAAAAGATTGACATAAGTAAATAGGATGTTAAATTAGGTTAATTAATAATAAATAAGAAAAAAGGACATATGACAACAATAATAGCAAAAACAAGCGAACAAACTTACCCTAAAGTTCCTATTGGAGTACATAAAGCAAGATGTATTAAAGTAATTGATCTAGGTACTCAAAAGCAAGACTTTAAAGGTGATGTGTCTTGGAAAAGACAAGCATTGGTTATTTGGGAATTGCCCGAACAACTATCTAACGATCTTCCTATGACTATAAGTAAATTTTATAGTTTAACTCTACATGAGAAATCAAATTTAGGACAAGATTTGGTATCTTGGCGAGGAAGACCTTTTACTGAAACTGAAAAAGCTGGATTTAATATTACCAAATTAATTGGGCAAACTTGTCAAGTTCAAGTTATGCACAAAGATAATGGTAAAGAAAAAATATCAAATATTATTCCATTACCTAAAGACATGAAGATTAACGAACAATATCATTCTAGTGTATCTTTTAGTATTGATGACTTTCAAAAGGGGCAAAAAGAAAGTTTTAATCAGTTATCTGAAGGGATTAGAAATATGATACTTCGTTCCAAAGAGTTAGATGGATTAGATCAAAGCGATAATGGGGATGAAGGAAATGGAAATAATATTGGGGAAGTACCATTTTAATGAAATTTACTAACGCAAGTAATCTCCCTAAATCAATTGAACGAGCAGTAATCAACGATCCTTATGAAAGTAATTCGGATATATCTACTACTCGTTTAATTGCTCCCCCTAGAATAAGAGTATTACAAAAAAGAAATTGGGATTTATTACAAGAAGATGTAAGCGATAGGATATTTTCTTTATTAGGTCAATCTATTCACCATGTTATTGAAAGAGCAAAAACTAGAAAAGAATTAGCTGAAAAAAGATTATATTTTAAAGATACTAAAATTACTAATGGGTGGAAATTAAGTGGTGCTTTTGATTTATTAAATAGGGATGGTCATTTAATTGATTTTAAAACTACATCTTCATGGGCAGTTGTTAATGCTTTAAAAGAACCTAAAGTAGATTGGGAAAATCAACTTAATGTATTAGACTTTCTTTGTAGAAAAAATCCTAAAGAATTAATCAATTACACAACTCATATAAAAGTAAAAAGATTATCTGTAATGGCTATCTTGCGAGATTGGTCTAAAATGCAAGTAATGAGATCGGACAACTATCCTAAAAAACAAGTAGTGATGATACCTATTCGTAGGTGGGCAGAAGAAGAACAAGACAATTATGTTAAAGAAAGAATTAAGATACATCAAAATGCAGAAAAGGCTTCTAAACTTCCTCTATGTACTGCAACTGAAAGATGGAGAAGGGAAGATAAATACGCAGTAATGAAATCTGGAAGAAAATCTGCTGTAAGGTTGCTTGATACTGAAGCTGAAGCAAAACAATTTTTAATTTCACAAAACATGGTTGATGGAAAAGGTTGTAGTATTGTTTTAAGAAAAGGTGAAGATGTAAGATGTCAACACTATTGTAGTGTTAATCAATTTTGTGATTATTATATGGGAGTAGGTTTTTAAAATGAAAGGAATTTGTGAAAACAAATAGGTGATACAGTAATCCTACTTTAAAGGAATTATATACTGACTTTAAGGTTTAAAAACTGAAGGGGGTAAGTTTAAGTAATTAAAAAGCTATTAATTAAAACCTTACCCCAACAAAATTAAAATGACAAAACCACCAAAACATCCCGAAAAAGTAGTTAGACCTTTTGTTTATACCAATGATCCTCTAGTGATGGATTTAATCCAAACTTTTGCCAAGCGATCCGATCAAGGAATAGACAAATATGGCAAGACTATGATTGAAGCTGATAAACCTGTTGCTGATTGGATAAAAGATGCCCAAGAGGAAGCATGGGATCAAATTGTTTATCTTGAAAAACTCAAAAGACTACTCAAAAATCTAAACATAAAATAATAGAACAAACCTAGAACATAGTATATAATTCTAAACTATGTTAGAATTCATATTAGTAATACAAATGTGTTATGCAATGCAGGGTGTATGTAATACCCCTCTCACAAGCGACATAAAGTATAAAACCTATCAAACATGTGCTTTAGAGGGCTATAAGAAGGCAGGAGAGATGACTTCCGAGTTAGGTGCTGATCTAGTCAACAAAAACCAAATACTCTTTAAATTTTGGTGTACGGAGCAAAAGGATGATGAAGAAAAAAAAACTGACACCTAGAACTGATCCAAAAATATCTTTAGATATTATTTCATATCAAGTCAATGAAATGCACAAAGATGTCTGTAAAAACAGTAGAGATATTGAATCATTAAAACATCAAGTTAGTATGGGTAAAGGTGGCATAAAAGCAGTTTTTGTGGTAGGTTCTATCCTAGCTTTCCTACTTGGTGGTGTAAAAGTATTTAAAATATGGTAATATTATGATTGGACTTCTAACAAAACTTTTACCTAGTGGTATTAAACTAGGTATGTCTGTTATTAAAAATCGTCAACAAACTAAACATTTAGAAAGTGTGGCTGAAATGCGGCACATGGAAAAAATGGCAAGTGGCGAATTAGAATTTAAAAAAACTATAATTCAAAACAATCAACAAGGCTGGAAAGACGAATTCGTTTTGCTTTTAGTTTCTGCTCCCGTGATGATATTAATTTGGTCAATATTTAGTGATGATCCTGCCATAATGGCAAAGGTAGAGAAATTTTTTGAGTATTTTAACAACATGCCCTTCTGGTATCAAGCATTATTTATTGGTGTAGTTTCAGCAATATATGGTTTAAAAGGTGCTGATATAATGAAAAGACCAAAATAATGTATTCAGAATTAAAAGAACAAATACAAGAGCATGAAGGATTTGTAGATACAGTTTATAAAGATAGTCTTGGTTTCGCCACAATTGGATTTGGACATTTAGTAAGAGAAGATGATCCTTATAAAGAAGGTGAAACTTATTCTAAAGAACAATTACAAGAACAATTTGATAAAGATTTTGATGAAGCTAAAACTAATGCGTTTAGTCTTATAGGTGATCTGTCATTACATCTTCAAGCGAAATGTGTCATAATTGAGATGGTGTTTCAATTAGGTATTGGTGGAGTTTCAAAATTTAAAGCTATGTGGAAAGCATTAGAACAAAATGATTACAACACAGCATCATTAGAAATGTTAGACAGTCGCTGGGCTAAACAAACTTCTAAACGAGCAGAAAAACTTTCAGCGATAATGAATTCTTGCAAAAATTAATTTAACTTGTTACAAATCAACTATCAATGGAATGATAGTTTTAAAAGATATAATTATTAATTACGAGAACAAAACAGAAACACCTAAAATTGTTGATGTAGAAATTTCTAATAGTAAATTTAAAATTATTAATCCCATAGAACAAATCAAGAACCCAACAGAAACATTTGAAGGTAATTAAAATGTCGCATTGCAAAAATAAAAGAATTCTTGTAATAAGCGATCTTCATGTACCATATCATCACAAACATAGCTTCAAGTTCTTGGCAGAAATTAAGAAACAATTTAGACCAGATCGTATCGTTAATATTGGTGATCTATTGGATTTTCATGCTATCAATATGCACACCCATGATCCTGACTTATATAGTGCGGGTGATGAATTAAAAGCTGCTAAAGAATATATCAAAGAATTAGAATCCATTTTTCCAAATATGATTGAAGTAGAAAGCAATCATAGTAGTTTAGTATATAGACGAGCATTAAAATATGGAATGAGTAAAGAGTTTCTAAAAAGTTATGGAGATTTTTTAGGTACAAAGAAATGGAAATGGATTGATGATCTTACTCTTACCATGTCTAATGGACAAAGATGTTTCTTTACACACGGAAGATCAGCAGATGTATCAAAAGTATCACAAGCTATGGGTATGTCAGCAGTACAAGGACATTATCATACAAAATTTGTTATAAGTTATTGGGCTAATCCCGATAATCTTTTCTTTGCTATGAATGTGGGATGCTTAATAAATCAAAAATCTATGGCTTTTAGTTATGCTAAAAACTTTAGAACAAGATTTATATTAGGCTGTGGTATGATTATAGATGGCATACCTAGACTGTTGCCTTTAGTCTTGGATAAAAAAGGTAATTGGATTGGTAAATTAGTTTAAAAGGGAAATAACAGCAATAACTGCTATAACAACAGCTATA